CATATCTGACTGTTGGAAACTAAAACCAAGCATCTGCTCAATAAAGCGAGCTTGCTCCGTTTGCCAAGATGCATTAGCTGCAGAGAAGTTTTCTTGTAGCTGATCTCTTACACGATCAACTCTTTTTTCATAAGCCCGCTGACGGTACTTATTAATAATGTCTGTTTTACGCCTGTTTAAAGTGTTAGAGTATTCAAGCGACGCTGCTTGTTGTGCAGCCTTGGACTGGGATCCCATAATGGATCCAGCCATGCTAGCAATACCTAGACCTGCGCTTAGTAAGTCCATACGTTTGCCATTTCAACGAGATAAGTGTTAGTCAGAGTACTAGGAAATACCCTTAGAATTTTAAAGCCAAAAAACTTAGCCATTTTAATAGCTTGAGTGTATTCAATACCAGTGTTATTCCAAAGGAATTTCGGCTTACGGTTGTTAAACCAACGTTTAGCAAACTTCATAAAAGCCACTGGATGCTCTTCCATGCCTCTGCACATATGCATCCAGAAGCAGTCAGACTCAAACCCAAACAATGCTGCTGGTTTCCCGTCTTGTGTTAAAGCCAGATAAGCCTCACTATTAGACATGTCCATAGCAAGGCTTAGCACTGGGTTAAGTTTGTATCGGAGTAGATCTTCTAAACTATTGTCTAACAAGTTGTCTAGTACAGCAGGTATGTCGTCAATAGTAGCAGGTCTGACTGTAAAACTAGGGGTGGAAACAGGCATCAGGATCTACGATAGAATCGGGTGTTGTAGTTGCCTTCCCACGTCAAACTGTTAATGCTGACTGGGAATGCAGTATCACCTTTGATGGTGATTTTAAGATTTTTATTACGTTGGAATACTGGTACAACATGTTCTGAAGATGCAGACAGGTTGACATTACCCAACGTGTAATCATAAGGTAACGTGACATTAACTACATTCTGCCAATCACTTCTTCCAGTAATATCAATACTATAAGTCACAGGTCCGCTAAGACCAGTGTTAACTTTAAGTCTGTGGATGATTAGATCAGCAGTAGAATCAGTAGTGTACTGGGTTTTACTTTCAGCTTGACCAACAAATAGTTGTGGTAGTTGGATCGTCATGTCGTACAAGTAACCTAGAATCAAGTTACGTCCACGATAATCACCGTCAATCTCTGCGTAGAAATCACCGCTAAGGCTATCAACAGTAACTGAATCACCAGTCAATACAGCACCAATAGATTCTGTAGCTGATACAGTTTGACCAATGTAACCACCAAGAACCACGACACAAACGTTATCGTCTTGACCAGTAATGGTATTGTATGGGAACCAGATCCTAGTACGTTTAGTAGTAGAATCGTAAGTACGTCGTGGGTTGACTGTAAACATGTCCATGCAAACGTCAGTCTTTTCCCCAGTAGGTAGGGTCAAGAAACCTTGTTCACTGGCTTGTGTCAGATCGTAGGACTGTACAAACACATTACTGCCATCATAAGCAACAGCGTAAAATGTTGTTTCGTCAAAGAACTGAGAAAGTAGATTACCAGTCAGCTGCCATTTATACCATGTGTTAGCAAGGCGTTCATTTCCTACTTGATAGAAGCGGTATTGATACAAAGTATCTGTACCAGTCTGTCCAAAGGAAACAATACCAAGAGCAGGGGATGATATAAACGAGTCAATAGTAGCAGGGATAAGTTCAGCAACGTTGTTACTCAACTCATTAGAATCTGCAGGTGCTTCTTTTTGAATGTTGCTCAGCTCATAAACACGACTCCAAAGTTGTGTCTTAGATACAAAAGCAAGGGACGTACCTAGAGATACTGCGTCCAACTTCTCATCACATTCATATTTGCTAAGCGTATTAATCTTAGCAGTTGTAGGACTTAGAACGTCTGCATCCGTAGAAATCAAGAACTGTTCGTTTTGTCCAAACAACACCAGACCAACAGCAACAGTCTGAACATAAGCTAGATTAACAGGGGTCTGTGAAGTAGCAGTAATATCAATAGGATCGTCTGCTGATACTAACTGAGCAGAACCAGCGAAGAAATTAAAGTAGTCACCAGCTTTACTAAAAGTAATGTTTTCATTAGACAAGAATCCTAACCTATTACGATAGAAGAATAGGTTGTTTAAAGTTTGCCCAATAAAGCTAGGAATTGGGTTAGTCGTGTCATCACCAACAAGTCGGTCAGTCCAATCGATAGGACCATAAGTAAATGTTCCATCGGCATTACGGATTAGCTGATGAGGCATTGTTAGCTCATCAAGTTCAAACTCAATTTCAGGTGCTACAGTTTCAACCCAAACACCAGGACCTGAAGTAGCCCCATCTTGAGTTTGGAACTCAACCCACATGTCATCAGCATCTACAATATCACTGTTGTAGACTTTGACTACATAACCATCACGACATTGGTTAGGCAGGCGACCACTGACATTGATTTCATTTTGGAAAACATAGATACCTTCTTCAGCACCAGAACCAGAGGTAGACACCTCAAAAGCACTAGTACCACTTAAGTAGATACCAGGACCAGCAGCTGATGCAGTTACACCGTGCGTACCAGTTGCAGCGTTAATAGTAGAAACAAGATTAGATACAATGATACCTGTATCTACGTTACCGGAAGAAGTATCTTTTGGAGTTTGATAGGTATAATTAGTACCATTAATATTGACAATATATTCAGCGTGATAAGCAACAATACTAATCACAACAAACGCTTGGTTAGGTAACGCTGCGCTTGTAGCTGTCTTCATTGCTGTTACCTTTGCCTTATTTAAGATAAAGGTATAATCATTAATGGTTAGAATCTCTAGGTCATCAGCAGTAGCACCACTGAGATACGCATTAGGTGGTACAGTTGCAATAACGCAATCATCTCGTTCAGCGTTGTAAAGTACCTCAGCAGCATCTTGATCGGTAACAGCTTGGTTGTAATCAGCCAAAGCCGTAGTCAAGTTGCTGTCAGCAGTGCTAAGATCCGAGGTAGTATTAGCAGATGCAGCTGTAGAAACTAGTTCATACAGTTTAACACCAGTACGTTTGAGATACGGGTAATCATCTGTACGCTCAGTACCAAGACTGTAGATGTCAGTAATAGTAACGTTACCGCTGGTTGTACCACTCTCTAAATGAGTAAAGGTAAACGTATCGTCATCAGTAACAGTAATCCTAAAGATACCGTCAAAGGCATCCCCAGAAGTAAAATCAAACTTAATGTAATGTCCAGTTGAAAAACCGTGATCAGTACTAGTTACAGTAACAGTAGAACCAGATCGAGTGTAAGTACCAGTAAACGTAAACGTTGAAGTAGAGTACTCTTTAATAACTGTACTGTTGTTCAACAGACGGTATCTAATTCCGTCATACAGAACACCTGAAACTAAAGTTTGTTCGTAGTTAGTGTCATAGTTAGTAGTGACATTAAATAGAGTAGTTACTACCCCAGTCTGTCCGTCAGATACTTCAGCATAAGCTGCACCAAACTCATTAAGATCTTCTAGTTCAGCTTCAGTTACATCAACTGCAGCGTTAAAATCATTCAGCTCATCTCGGAGATCTGCAAAGACACACGTACCAGGAACACCAGTATTAGTGCCCATGTCTACAGCACGTGGACTGCCATCTATCAGACTCCACACACGAAAAGTAGATCCATCATATTGAGCGACATACTTTTCATCTTCGTCCCTAAGAATTGGAAACCACTTGCCGGAAGTTACAGCGTCTTTAAGACTAGCTACAAACTTACCGCCAGGTCGCTTCAGCATTCCCAAGGCGTAGTCAGGGAAGACGTTGTTAGCGTCTACCACCTGACCAGGAAATTTAAGGTTGTCGGGTTGTTGAGAAATGCCAAGCAGAAGGGTTGGAATCCTTTGGGTCAGTGTGCTCATCTGATCAATGCGTGGTACGGTTGGAAGTTATTGTAATAGTTCTCTCCGTCACGCCAACCAAAGATGCTATAATCACCTTGATTACAGTCATACTCAATAGCAGCAGCACGGGTTTGAAGCTCTTGTTCTTGCAGCAGTTGAGACAGGTTAGGGTCTCCCACCATTTTATTAGCGGCTAGACGTGCAGCACGAGCGGTAATATAAAGTTGAATAGCAGGGGGAACGTCGTCAAATTCAAACAACCAAGTAACGTCAGCTACAATATCTTCATCCCATTGATAGGTGTGAAGACGTTTATCGTAAAACTTACCGTTCCTACGAATAGGATTGTAGGTATCGCGGTGGGTATCCCTATGAGTGTCTAGTTGAAGAACGTTAACAGGATACTGAATCTCTTTGGTTTCTGAATCGGGTGAAAATGTGTAGTGGTGTTCTACGTTAAAGTGCCATCCTTCAGCTTGTACTTGTGTATTCACTTCACGAAGAGTAGTGAGCACAATAGCTACTTCAGGGTTCTGAAGATCAAGTGTGGTGACAGGAGCCTGTCCCACAGAGCTAAGTATTTGATTTACAGCATCCAGTTCTGTGGACGCAGCATAAGTGGCAGGCATAATTAAAAATAAAAAAAAGGAGCCCCCGAAGGAGCTCCCGTTGAACAATTAAATTGTATCAGAATGCAGCAGGTGCAGTACCGGTACCAGCAAACAGCTCAACGGCTGCAGCAGGGTTCAGGTAGTCAGCGCCCATTGCCATGCGACCAACGATCACATCACCTTGGTAGATGATGGAAGCATCGCCACTGGTCACTTGGACCTGAGGACCAATAGCTTCAACACAACCAGCAGCTTCGCGCTGGAAGATCAGACCGCAGCTGTTAGCGAACTCGCTGTCAGCGTCAGCACCGCCAGCACCGTAGTCGTTAGGAGACACGATACCGGTGTCGGAGGACTGAGCGTCTTCCATTTGAACGCCAACGAAATCGCCAGTGTTACCAGGATCGGTCACACCAGGGTTGGTAGCAGAGCCAGTGCCGTACTTAGTACCGTAGCTACCGAAGAACGGAATGTTCATCGACTTGTAGATTTCGATACCAGCAATGCTCATGATGCCCTTACCGGACTGCAGAGCATCACCGCGCACGTCACGGTTGATCAGTGCATTGCTGTCAACCTCTTGGATCAAAGCGTAGTACTGACGGGGGTTGAGCACAGCCACGCGACCGTCCTGAGACACGCCCTTCTCGTCAAGAGCAGCAGCAGCGTCATAGAATGCGTTAACCAGAGCAGTCGAGCTGTAAGCATCAGAAGCGTTGGCAGTAGTACCAACACGGATCTGAGTACCACCAGGCTCAACAAAGCTGGTAGCGTTCACAGGGCTAGCCTTACGTGCGCCACGGGTGACAGCACGGAAGATCAGACGGTCATACTTCTCAGCCAGAGCATAACCAATCTTACGGGAGATCTCGCTCCTCAAGTCGTAATGACTCAGAACTTCGTCTAATTCGTAGACGAAAGCCGAGCTGATCAGAAGGTCATCACAGGTGATGGTCTTCTCAGCCACCGGAGGTGCACCCAGGTCGTTACCCAGAATGCTGTTGCCGGGGGTATGATACTCAGCAGTCGTACGACCGGTGAAGATGAACTGAAGAGACTTGCCGTTCTTCAGGGTACGCTTCATGACAAGATCACGAGCGATCGTATTGTTTTGGAAACCCTTGAACATCTCGCCGCTAAACAGCTTGAGGTAAAGGGCACGGGCGTCAGACCCGAAATTGTCTGCACCCAGAATAGTCTGTTGTGCAGGGTTAGTGCTGGACTGGTGATCCAGCGAACCAGGATAAGCCATTGTTCAAAAAGGAGTAAAGTTAAAGTACTTGCTCCCAAACGTTTGGAAAATTTTTTCAGTTTTTATTGTGGTCTTTCCCACCGTCTAGACGGCGAAGGGTGTCCTCGTAAGGGCCAACGCCAAGAGGAGCCAGGTCCGACTCTGAGGTGCCTGACTCCCACCACCTACTTCTTAGGAGGTTTAGGTTTAGGTCGTCCTACCGGTGTGGCAGGAGGACCGAAGTGATTAAACATCAAAATTTAGTAGCGTGTGATTTGTAAGCAATGCCGCGATACTTAAGCTTGGCAGCTTTCTGTGCTGCTTGTTGCTCCCGAACACGGGCATCCAATTCGACTTGAGTCATTGTACTAGATGAAAGTACCTAACCCCCGTTCCATGATTAGGTGACATGCGTCCCACA